CTTGTTGATGATTATGAAATAGGAGAAGAAGATATACATAATCCGATAGGACAATCAGATATAAGTATTGTTCCTGTTATTGCTGGTGCGGGTGGAGGTTTAGGTAGAACTTTATTAGGAGTAGCAATGATTGGATTAGCATTTGCAATGCCTGGTGCAAATTTCAGTGGTTTGGGATTTTCAGCAGCAAAAGGATTTAGTGGATTTCAAGCAGCAATAGGTAATATTGGTATTGCATTGACTTTACAGGGTGTAAGTCAAATGCTATTTCCTTTACCTCAACCACAAGATTTTAGTAATGAAGAAGATCCAAGAATATCATTTAGTTTTTCTGGGGTTCAAAATACTAGCCGTGCAGGAACCAGTCACCCTATTGCTTACGGTGAAATAGTAACAGGATCAGTTGTTATCTCTGCTGGTATCGACACTAATCAGGTGACGGCATGACAGATAAAATTATTAGAGGTTCTGGTGGTCCTCCTCCCACTCCACCATCTCCGACAAGAGCACCTGATACTTTAAACAGTAGGCAGTTTGCAACGATCCAGGATTTATTATCAGAAGGTGAAATAGAAGGTTTTGCTACGCCATCTAAAGCAGGTCTTACAAAAGGTACAACTGCATATAACAATGCAGCATTAAAAGATATATTTTTAAACGATACTCCTATTCTTAACTCCAGTGCTAGTAATACAAATCCACAAACAGCAGATTTTAACTTTCAGAATGTAGGATTTACACCTCGTTTTGGAACGTCAAACCAAGAGCATATTCCTGGTATTGAAAGTAGTCAATCAACTACTGCTGTAGGAGTTACTGTAACAACTTCTTCTCCTGTTACTCGTCAGATAACAAACACTAATGTAGATGCTGCAAAAATAACAATAACATTTCCACAATTACAAAAAGCCACAGATCAGGGCGATTTGCTTGGTTCCACTGTCGAGCTAAAAATACAGGTTCAATATAATGGTGGTGGTTTCAGTGATGTTTTATCAGATACTATTACAGGTCGTACTGCTGATGCGTACCAAAAAGAATATCGTATAAATATAACTGGTTCATTTCCTGTAGATATTAGAGTTGTAAGAGTTACAGCAGATAGCACTACTTCAAGTCTTGTTGATGCTTTTGCTTGGACAAGCATTGGTGAAATTATTGACGATAGACAAAGATACTTAAACAGTGCTTACACAAACTTAAGGATAGATTCTGAGCAGTTTAGTTCTATACCAAAGAGAGCTTTTCGTATTCGTGGGGTAAAAGTAAGAATACCAGGAGCAGGTGCATCAAACTCTGGTACACCTACTATTGATTTACAGACGGGAAGAATTATTTACCCAAGTGGCTATATATTCAATGGAACAATGGGTGCTGCTCAATGGTGCTCGTGCCCAAGCATGGTACTACTCGACCTTCTCACGACTGAGAGGTACGGATTTGGAACGCATATTACAGACAGTAATTTAGATTTATTTAGTTTTGTAGCAGCCAGTAGATACGCAAATGAATTAGTATCAGATGGATTTGGAGGGCAAGAAGCAAGATTTAGTTGCAATGTAAATTTACAGGGATCTATGGAAGCGTACCAGTTGATAAATGAATTAGCTGGTGTTATGAGATGTTTTCCTATTTGGT